GTAATGGTGTTATGATAAATCAAGATGCCGCTTCACGAGATTATCAAGAAGTACTTGAAAAGAATGTTCTCAAATTAAGTTTTAAATCCTTTACTCAAGTGGTTATTTTAGGTTCGGCATCGTTTGTTCCATTCATGCAACTATCTCCAGCAGATAGACGGAATATCATTGAAGATTTATTAGACATTGGTATCTTTTCATCGATGAACGGACTCGTAAAAGAAAAAATGTCTGAGATTAAAGACAATACAACCAAAACAAAATATGAAATGGATTTAACATCAGAAAAAATTAACTTCCAGAAGCAATCCATTGAAGAACACAAAACTCGTAATGATGAAGAAATTGCTAAGAAAAGAACAGAAATTACTGCCAGCATAGACCAAAACTTCAAGTTACAAAAAGACATTGAGTTAATTCAAAAACACATTGATGTTCTCCAGAAAAAAATTCAAGATAAACTTTCCGTAGAAAAGAAAAGTAAGAAGTTATTACAATTAGAATCCAAGATTGAAACCAACATTAAAAAGAATGAAAAGGATATTGCTTTCTATGAAGATCATGACAACTGCCCAACTTGCCAACAAGTCATTGACGGAGAATTCAAAACCAAACAAGTTGTCGAAAGAAAATCAAAAGTCAATACTCAACGGGAAGGCCTTACGGAAATCTCAACGGAGATTACTAAAGCAAACCAGCGAATAGAAGAAATTAATGGAATCATCAAACACATCACTAGTCATAACAACGAAATCGTTAAGCACACTTCAACCATCTCGGCAGTCCACGCATTCGTTAATAAACTCCAAAGGGAAGTTGAAGATTTATCTGCACATAAGGAGAGCATCGAAAGTGAGAATGCCAAGTTACGACAACTTAAAGAGGAGCTTGGACTCTTGGTCAAGAAGCAAGAAGAATTAACAACAGAAAAACAATATTATGAATTTGCTAGTTCTTTATTGAAAGATACTGGTATTAAGACTAAGATTATTCGTCAATACTTACCAATCATGAACAAGTTGATTAATAAGTATTTGACTGCTATGGATTTCTTTGTAAACTTTAATATCAATGAATCATTTGAAGAAACAATTAAATCTAGACACCGTGATGAGTTTTCATATGCCAATTTTTCTGAAGGTGAAAAGATGCGTATTGACTTGGCATTGTTGTTTACATGGCGCCAAATTGCTAAGTTGAAAAATTCAACAAACACCAACTTGTTGATTTTGGATGAAGTATTTGATTCATCTTTAGATGGTGTTGGTACAGATGAGTTCTTGAAGTTGATTTATGAGATGGGTAAAGATACCAATGTGTTTGTAATCTCACACAAAGGTGACCAGTTGTATGACAAGTTTAGAAGCATGATTCGATTTGAAAAACATAACAATTTTAGTAGGATAGCAAAATGAGCGATACAAAAATTTGGCCAACAAATGATGAAGTAATTAGTTTTAATACAGAAGATGCTTTGAAAAAAGACGGAATAATTCCACAAACTGTTCCTGTTTTTAAATTAGTTTCAGAAGATCATCCAATTTTACGAGAAGTGATACCTGAATTTGATTTCAGTAATCCGCCAGTTAATCCAAATGAGTTTGCATCATCTTTGGTTGAAACCTGCAAACTACACCACGGATATGGATTGTCCGCAAATCAATGTGGATTTAAATACCGAGTTTTTGTAATGGGAGCCGAAGATAATTATGTGGCATTCTTTAATCCTAAAGTGGCAAAAACTTACGATGAAGCACACATGATGGAAGGATGTTTATCATTTCCATTTTTAGGATTGAGAATTACCAGACCTGCCGCAGTTGATGTTGAATACCAAGACTTTAATGGTGAAAATAAAACGGCACATTTTACTGGTATAAGTGCACGATGTTTCCTTCACGAGCTTGATCATTTAAACGGAATAGTATATACTAGTCATGCTAAACCAATGGCATTGCAATCCGGCATGCAAAAACGCAACAAACTAATGAAAAGTTTAAGATTAAAATAATGGCAACACCAATTGAATTCGTAGAAAAACAATGGTTAGATTGGAAAGAATCCAATCCACCAGAAAAATCTAAACATATTGATAAAGAAAAACTTATCGAGATTGTTATTAAGGACTTGACTTATGCTTCACAAATGGATGTCCGTGAATACACCTTATATCAAAAATGGTGTGAAATTAAAGAACGGTATCCTGTTGAAGAAGTTTCTACATTATGGGGTTCTGAAGTTCAGATGGTTGATCCTGAACAGAAGAAATTGGTTGATAAGGTCAAAGCAAACTTTTGGATGCCTACTGAACCTGATGATTATGAAAAATTAAAACCCGTTATGAAGTTACATAACGGTGAATTAGCAGAAACGTGGAATGCCATTCGCACATTTACTTCCACTATGAAGAATAATTCTAATATTGGTCGTAATCTATTTTATACAGTAGAAGATGAAGTTACTGGTAAATATCTTGGTGTTATCTGTATCTCCTCAGACTTCCTGGACTTGACTCCAAGAGATAAGGCGATTGGTTGGGCTAGAGATGTTAAGACACAACAAGGAATGATTAATCACACCGCCATCGGTTCCACAATCGTTCCATTACAACCCCTTGGTTGGAATTACATGGGCGGTAAACTACTTGCTTTACTTTGCCTCGCTGATACAGTTCAAAAAGACTGGAAAGAAAGATATGGTGATGTTCTTGTTGGTGTAACCACAACATCTCTTTATGGTAAAACAAAAACGGGTGGTCTATCTCAATATGATGGACTTGAACATTGGAATCCTATGGGTTTCTCCTCAGGTTCTGTGGCATTTGAACCATCACGAGCAACCAAAGCAATGTTGTTTGATTGGATTAAAGAAACCGAACCTCGTAAATATTTTGAGTGGTGGGCGGCCAAGAATCAACAAGGACTTCCACTTAAACGTGACCACAAGAATCGTTCATTAAATTTTGCATATCCAAAACTTGGTATACCAAAACAATTGATTCGTACCGAACACCAACGTGGAATTTATTTTTCTCCGCTTTATGATAATACTAACGAATATCTCCGTAAAGAAATTACAGAAGATAAACTGGTAAAATCATTTGATACCTCGGAGGAAACATTAGCCAATATTTGGAAAACAAAATATGCCAAAGGTCGTATTCGGCAATTACAAAAGAAGAATACGGTATCCTACGAAACTCTTTTCTATGACGATTTAATCTATTTGTCATGGGAAGATACCAAAGCGAAATATTTACCACAAGTTGGTCGATAAACGCTTGACAACACAGATATATAAATGATATACTGTGTGAACTTGCTTAAGGCAAGGATTTATTTTAACTTACTATGGAGTATTACATGAGCAATTTATCCGCAAAACAAAAGATGTTAGCCGCTTTGAAACAAACCTCTGGTTATAACACTTTTACAACCAAACAAGCACAACGCCGTTTCGGTATTACAAACATTTCAGCACGCATTGAAGAACTGCGTAAAGAAGGTAACTGCATCTATACCAACACTAAAATTGTTGATGGTCAAAAAGTTGCTTTCTATCGTTTGGGTACACCAACTAAAGCAATGGTACAAGCTGCTTTGTCCGCTGGTTACTCATTTACTGCCTAATTGGTAGTTTGATGTGGGGTTTCACCGAAAGGTGATTCCCCTTTTTTTATATTCTTGGAGCACAAATGGAAATTTCAATCAAAAAAGAAGATTTACAAACAAAAAGTCTGTTTGTAGCAACACCAATGTATGGCGGTATGAACCATGGATTGTACATGAAAGCCTGTCTTGATTTACAAGGCATGTGTATGCAATATGGCATTCAAATCAAATTCTCATTCTTGTTTAATGAGTCCCTAATTACTCGTGCTCGCAACTATTTGGTTGACGAGTTTATCCATCGTTCCGATTGTACACACATGTTGTTCATTGATTCGGATATTCATTTCAATCCTCAAGATGTTATCGCTTTACTTGCTTTAGACAAAGATGTTATCGGTGGTCCTTATCCTAAGAAAGCCATCAAGTGGAAGTCAGTCAAAAAAGCAATCGAAAAGAATCCTGATTTGGATCCTGGTATGTTAGACAAAGTAACTGGTGATTATGTTTTCAATCCAGTTAAAGGTACTGCACAATTTTCTGTAACAGAACCACTTGATGTATTAGAAATTGGTACTGGTTACATGATGATTAAACGTAATGTATTTGAAAAGATGACTGATGCTTATCCTACAATTCGTTACAAACCTGACCATGTTGGCCAAGCTAACTTTGATGGTTCACGTTACATTCACGCTTTCTTTGATACAGTAATTGATACAAAAGATTCAATTACTGGTGGTGGTTCTGATCGTTACCTTTCAGAAGATTATATGTTTTGCCAGATGTGGCGTAAAATGGGCGGCCAAATCTTCTTATGTCCTTGGATGAAAACATCTCATATTGGTACATATCACTTCCAAGGAGATATGCCTGCTGTTGCAAATTATGTCGGAGAGATGTAATGTCTCCGGAGGAATTAAAAATAAATCAATGGCTGGATAAAAATTTTGATACTGATGCTGCAAGATTGGTTAGTGAAGCGCCTTATCATCCAGGTTATGAAGATGTGGCTTCACAAGATATAGTTAAATCATCACAAACGGCCACCACAGGTGGTCGTAAGTTTGATGGTGGCAAATTGCAATATGGATTAATTCCGCCAAACGCATTAAAGGCAACAGTAGATATTCTCACTTTTGGTGCAGAGAAGTATGAGCCAGATAATTGGAAATGGGTACCAGATTCAAAGCGCAGATATTTTGATGCCGCACAACGGCATTTATGGGCTTGGAAATCTGGTGAACAAAATGACCAAGAAACAGGCAAAAATCATTTGGCACACGCAATGTGCTGCTTGATGTTTTTGTATGAACACGATACAATAAATTTTTTAAATAATGGAGAAGCAAATGAAGCTGTCAAATGAAACACTAACCGTACTGAAGAATTTTTCAAGTATTAATCAAGGAATTCAATTCAAAAAAGGCACAAAACTTACCACAGTATCTTCTGGTAAAACTGTTTTGGCTCAAGCAAATCTTAAAGATAATTTTCCACAAGATTTTTGCATTTACGATTTAAATCAATTTCTTTCCGTAAATTCTTTGTTTAAAGATTCTGCTGAACTTGAATTTAATGATTCGGATGTAATCTTTAAGAGTGGCAAGCGTAAAACAAATTATCGTATGACGGCTAAAGAGATGATTGTTGTTCCACCAGAAAAAGAAATTACACTTCCTTCTGTTGATTGTGATTTTAAATTAACGGCAGAAGATTATGAATGGATCATGAAAACTGCTTCAGTATTATCTTCACCGCATGTTGCTGTAGAATCGGACGGAGAAACTATTAATATCGTTACCTTTGATGCTGCCGATAATTCCCAAAGTACCAATTCAATTGAAGTTGGTGAAGGTAACGGCAAAAAATATAAGATTGTATTCAAAACAGAGAATATCAAACTTATCCCTGGAAGTTATGATGTTAAGATTTCATTTAAAGGCATCGGACATTTCCAAAACACCAAAGATGACATCCAATATTGGATTGCATTCGAAGCTAAAGAAACTAAAATCGGAGAATAAAAAATGGCATTAATTTACTTTACAGACGCACAAACAGGCAATCAGATTGCTGTTAACCCTAAATTTGTTGTGGTTGTATTTACAACTAAAGATGAAGAAGGTGTAGAAAAGACTGTTATCAATACTACTACAGGTAATGTTGTTGTTACAGATACACAGATTAATGTTGTTGGTGCCTTACAAGGTCAGTTACAATAATGACAACAATCCAAACTCTGTTTGGAACTTTTGATGAGAAACAACTTAAAGAACTAAAAGGTGCCATTACTGAAATTAATGAATACCAAAATAGTATTAAAGTTAAACAAAATCAAATCAAAGAGATTGTTGATGTTACATATGATAATCTAAAAGTTCCTAAAAAATTGATTAAACGTATGGCTAAGGTTTACATGAATCAAAGTCTACAAGAAGAAGTTGCTGAATTTAAAGAATTTGAAGCATTATTTGAAGGCATTACTGAAGTTAAGTAACATACACGGGCTTCGGTCCGTGTTTTTATTTTATATTATGGGAGTTGTGGATGGAACATTTATTATGGGTCGAGAAATATCGGCCAACAAAAGTGGAAGATTGTATTCTGCCGGATTCAATCAAAACCACATTCATGGATTATGTCGCTAGAAAAGAAATACCGAACCTTTTATTATCTGGTAGTGCCGGCGTTGGTAAAACAACAATCGCAAAGGCTCTCTGTCAAGAAGTTGGTTGTGACTACATTGTTATCAATGGCTCTGATGAGTCTGGTATTGATGTTCTCCGTACTAAAATTAAAAACTATGCTTCGTCTGTAAGTCTTGCAGGTGGTCGTAAGGTTGTTATCATTGACGAAGCAGACTATCTCAATCCTAATTCAACTCAACCAGCATTGCGTGGTGCAATCGAGGAGTTCTCCTCAAACTGTTCATTCATCTTTACTTGTAACTTTAAGAATCGTATTATTGATCCGATTCATTCTCGTTGTTCTGTTATCGATTTTAAGATTAATGGTTCTAAACCAAAGATGGCTGCGGCTTTCTTTAAGCGTGTGGAATGGATTCTCGAACAAGAAGGAGTAACATATGACAAAGCAGTTGTTGCGGCTGTTATCACGAAACACTTTCCAGACAATCGCCGTGTTCTCAACGAACTTCAGCGATATTCTGTTTCAGGCACCATTGATAAAGGTATTCTTTCTAATATTGCTGATATACAACTTGATGGTTTGGTTACATCCTTAAAAGAAAAAGACTTTGCATCAACTCGTAAATGGGTAACTTCAAATCTAGACAATGATCCTGTTAAAATTTACCGTAAACTTTATGATGGTTTGTATGAAGTTTTAAAACCTACAGCCGTACCACAATTGGTTCTTATCTTAGCTAAGTATCAATATCAAGCTGCTTTTGTTGCTGACCATGAAATTAATATGGTTGCCTGTTTGACTGAGATTATGGTGGATTGTGAGTTCAAATGACCAAAGATGAAATGATGAATGAATTGGGTTTGGCTGGAGAAAAGATTGTAATCAACATGTTATCAGATGAAGGTTGCAGAATCAAAACTTCCGTTGACAAATATGATTCTGAAAAAGATTTATTGGTAGATGGTCAATACAAAGTTGAGGTTAAAACTCAAGTTCCATTTGTAATGCAAAATGCCTTTACATTCAAACCAAATCAACTCCGTAAATGTAGGTCTGTTGATGTTCTTTATTTTGTTTCGGTTCCACCTCCACGTCATGTGGATAAGTGGGCTGGATGGATTTTTAGAGTACAACCTCAACATTTTCTTACAAGAACCTACAGAACCAAAGATGGTCGAGAAATGATTTTAATTGACCGTGAACAATCCGCTCTAGTTCCAGTTAAGAAGATGTCTGATGATGAAATGAAAGAATTGCAAAAATATACAGTATCGGAGTATTGATATGGTAGAATTATTCAAAGACATCATACCATCCATTCTACAAACTAAGAAGAATGTGTTTGTTGACGAAATGGATTATCGTGACTATAAGCCCTATATTGTTAATCGTTCCTTGTCTTATCATATGGATTGTATTCTATATGTAAATGAAATGAATGTTTATTGTTCCATTGATCCTGACATGCAATACCAGTATCTTCTCAACACTATACGATCTATGAAACGAAAATTCCAACCGTGGCAGAAATCAGAGGTTGACAAAGATATAGAA